CTGCCCGACGGGAACCAGCTTGAACGGATCACGGAAGTACTCGATCGACTGACGCTGAGTCCGGGCAGTCTTGGTGAGGAAGGTTCGGCGCATCGCCTCGACGATGGCTTCAACAATTGGTTCGATAGTTCTATTGATGTAATTCAACATTGCTTTCTCATCAGCCGTACCGTTCATGATGTCTTCGGTGAGGCCCAACTGCCCGTAAAGCATCTTGGTCAGATACTCTACCTGGGTCAGCAGATTGTTCTCGGCTGGACGGTTCAGCTGGGTGACCTTTTCGGTTCCGTCAGTGTAGGCGATGCCATACTGACTTCCCTTCAGCTGGAACTCGATGTCCTTCCGTCGTTGCTCTGCCTGCTGGCGTCGTGCTTCGGACTTGATGACGTACGGGAGTTGAATGATGAGGTCAAGCTTCCCCGAACTCGACTGCTCGTCGACTGTGTCCAGCATGTTGAGCTTGCGGATCAGTCGTTGAAGAGTCGAGTTAGTCTCGTTCATCACCGCATACAACGGGTTCTCAACGATCGCAACGAAGGACTTCTCGAGAGTGATCTCCTCTCGTACTCCCTTTTGATCGTTGTACACACGGACTCTGACATGTCTGGGATGCCACGCCACGACTTCTCCGACACGCATGGTCTGGATGTCGAAAGCCCCGGTATCCCATGGATTCAGGACAGTGTCCACAGGAACGATCGCCGCAACACCCTTGTCGAATAGTGTCATAGCAATGTCCTGTCGGAAAGCACGAGCGCCCTGATCGATGTTGGCTTCCAACGTCAAGCAGTTGTTGAGACCGCTGTCTACATCTTCCTGGTACCGCCCGTTCTCATCCAGTCTGACATGTCGCAAGACAATGGAAGCAATATCGATGCCCAGCCGAGTGTAGATGGATGAGATGATCGATCGCTCGGACGAGAAGTTGAAGCGCGGACGGTCAGGACGGCCGCCGTAGGATACTGTTGTCCCTAAAGGTGTGAAATTTAGATCTGGTTCAGGTCCTTGGAGGAACGCATTCCACGAATCCTTTAAACGTGTCGTTAAACGGGCCATAGTTCACCTCCTTTCTCGGCTATTGGTCATTCAAACGCTTCCTTATTTGCCTTATAGGCTACCCAGGAATCCATCAGTGCCGCGACGTTGTCGATCTTTTCGTCCTGGCGCTTCTTCAGCAGCTTCCTGTTACCATTTGTGTCTTCCATGGTAATAGCGTTTCCCATTGTGAACGACATCAAAGACTGGTCAAAGATGAGAAGACGTTCTCCGCTGAGAATCTTGAGTTCGCCAAGAGGTACGGACTCTGTTCGAGACCCTTGAATGACCTTCTCAATCCCGAACGACCCATTCTCTGCTTCCCAACGCCCGACAAACTCTTTAGCGTTGTAGGGGTCAAATCCTAAAGCACGGACATCGTACTCGGACCGCTCGATGAATTGTTCGAGGTCGTCGTACACCTCCATCATGTCGAGGATGTTTCCCTCTAATACATGAAGGCTTCCCTCTTCAATGAACTCCTCGTACTTTGTCCGCATAGCGCCGGGGAGATTCATCAGCGTACGAGAAGAGATGTAGCTTCTAGTCTTTACCCCGAACTTTCCGCCGGACAAAGGAAACAAGAATGTGAACGCACAGAAGTCATCACCTTGTGAGAGGTCAACCCCTAGAGCACACGGCATCTTCCAGAACTCACGGCGACGATGAGGGAGCGTCTCTTCGTACGTGAAGAAGTACGTGTAGCCAGCCATCGGGATTCCGAAACGCTTAGCCAAGATGTCGTTTCGCGAGGCAGGCGCTTTCTCGGCTCGTTCGACGTCCAGTTGGTAGACGTCATACGTTACGGTCTTCCCGAGGTTGGGGTTAGCCTTTATCCACGTCGCTGGGTCGGCAACCTCTTCAAGTTTGTCAAGTTTGTAGTGCCAGATGGAGACGTGCGGAGCGACGAATCGTCCGTTGAGAATGTCGGCGAGTTCCATTTTGATGGTATCACCTGACCCATTGCGTACCGTTCCTTCAGAACTGATAGCAACAATGAGATAATCATCCAACTTAGAAGCGCCTTGCTCAACCGCACCAACAATGTCTTCCCTGAGATCACCGGACAACCATTCGTCGATAGTGGACACTTTTGGACGCAAGCCTTGCAGCTTGTTGATCGCCATTGGGCGAACCTCGAGCATGGATCCCGTCAGGAAGTTCTCGATGCCCTTCTTGGTCGACGCCAACTTCTGCCGCATAGCCCTAGAGCCTGCGGTGTTTTGTATCGACCCTTCGGTGAGGAACTTGAAGAGCGGTCCTCTGGCTCGAGTGATCGCTGTCCTGAAAGGAGATACGACTTCGTCGGCTTGCTTCATCGTTGGTGCGGTGGTGATCTGGTGCGTGGTCGATGTGTCGACGTTGAGGAAGTAACTCTGGATGCACGAGGCGTACATGGACTTGGCGGCACCTCGAGCGACGATCAGGTATTGCTTCGTCGTCAGCCTCTTCTTGATGGTCTTGTTGATGTAGCGTCCGCCGCGATCACCGTTAGACGGTTCGTACACGCTACGGTCAACGTAGTAATACCACCCAAAGATCTGTTCAGCCCAGAGCTTGAAACTTGGCAGCAAATGGAGATCGCTACCGTCGGTCAACGTCAGCTCGTTTTCGCAGTACTTGATGAACCCCTCGACGGCCAGGTCATCGTAGTAGATGTTCGGATTAGCAATGAGCGCGTCGATTCGGTTCATTTCCATGGCAACCTCGCGGTTCACAGGGATCTCTCCACGCATAACTTGCGCGCGGAATTCGCCATAGTAAACCGGCGTTGCCCTGTTCGACAGCGCCATTGTCCTCCTTTCTACTTCTTGACCATCGCCTTCGCGATCTGCTTAGCCGCCTGATCGTTGGCGAGCTTGATGAGCTGTTGCTTTCCCACACCAAGAATGATCTCCTTGGCGAACTTGGCACCAGCGCTCTGCGGCTTCGACATAGACGACAGACTGCTGTACTGTCGCTCGAGGTTCATCCTCGTCACCAGGTGCTGAAGCTCCTGGTTGCTGAGTGCGCGAGTGTTTCCCTTCTTTCCGATCTTGGCCTTGGCTGCGTCAGCCTTGACCGCGTCAGAGGAAGCCGGATGAGAGGTCGTCGGTGAAGACGCACTACTCGAACGGCTCTTGTGGATCCCCCACTTCATACCCTTGATCCCGTAGTGTTCGAGGATCTCGTCTAGGGCTCCGATACCACTGGCGGATTCGGATCGGTCCATGCCACTCCTTCCCGGACCACGTTGAGACGCCACTCGAGCTTCTGGATCTGCTCTTTCATGGCGTCGATCATGTACGAAGATGTCGGAGGATCGAAGAGTAGACGAACTCGGAGGTAGACGTAGGTCTTGACCGAGTTCAACGTCACGTCACCAGCGAGGAAATCGGCCCAGACTGGAGTCGCATCTTCGATCGCGAAACCCGCCGACGGTCCGATACCCAAGATATGCAAATCAGCAAAGACAGAGTTGATGTGCATGATGACGTCCTGGTCGAACGCGGTGTAGTCGGATCCGAGGCCGAGAACCTTCTTAATGCTTTCGAGAATGCTGGTGTTCATGACATTTGCCTTCCTCGTTAACTGATGCGAATTGTGGTCCCCGGCTTGAGGGCGGTGAGGGAACCGTTGAGAGCGCGGAGCTGGTCGAGCGTCATCTTGAACTTGCGAGAAATGTCATTCCAGTTCTCGACACCAGTGACGTAGGTCGACTTGTTGACCGCGTAGTTCGGACGACCGTAACCGAAGATGCCCGTCATGGAACGAGTCTTGGCGTAGACGCCGTCGCCATTGGAGGATCCGTCGTTGTTGGTATTTCCCTCGACGGTCTTGACCGAGGTTCCTGCCAGACTCACGACGATGAACGTGTGCTGTCCACCGTTCGACCCGAGGTAGGCGATGTCGCCCGCGTTTATGCCTGCGAAACCCTGGTGCCACTGACCGCGTCTACGCCACTGGTCGATGGCGTTGAGACACGACCCCGTGTTCGGGATGAGCTCAGCGAAGTGCGCCGAGTCGAGTTCCTTGGCCACGCCAACCTCGAAGTCCGCACACCAGTACTCCTTGTCCCGGCCGAGCAACTCGCTGAAGCGGTTGTGGTTGTCCGGACCTTCGCGGTACTGAGCCTCAGCGTAGGACAGCGCCCTGCCGAGGTAGGCCTGCTTGGTGATCGTCGTGCCTGTCATCTCGATTCTCCTCTACCACAGTTTGGTGTCCCCTGGAACACGCTCTACATGCCGCTTCGGAAGAAGACTTGCGTCTCCGTAGTGAATGGCGTTGTGCGTGTCATGGGTTGTCGTTATCAGGAACTCAGGATCGAGTATCGCATCATTGAAGGATCTAATATCGTCAACCGTAATCGGGTTCATATGGTGGACGAGCAAACGAGAACCAATGACGTAACCCGGCACAGCAAGGTCACAACCCTCGTCTCGTAGGATCACGTACTGCCGAGTCTCACGCCATTCTCTTGACGTGTAGAACGTCTGATTGATCCATCGATCGAATCCGAATGTCGCATGACCAACTTGACCCCGAAGGGACAGGTAGGCAAAGCGATCCTCGAACGTAGGGATCCTTCGCAGATCAGAATACGTTCTAACCCTCATAGAGAGACTCCTCGTACATCGGCTCCTGCCCTGCGTAGGAGCGCATAGCATTCAGCGCTGTCGTGTAGAGCTCTTCGACTCGAGCCGCAGAGGCGAGCGCTTCGATCTTGGCTCGCATCAGTTCGTTCTCTTTGTTGAGCCGCTCCTGTTCGAGACGCTCACGAGACGAACCGAGCTTCAGGTAGTGGCTGATCACCTGAGACGTAGCCGTGCCGTCTCTCAACTGCCTCTCGGCGAGGTCGACAGCAAGAGCCACCATCTGGTTCTCTCTACCCTCGAGAGTTGGCGAAGGCGGCCTTCGAGATTCCTGCTCTTTCGAAGTAGTTCTCTGTCTCGGAGGCATACTTCCTACTCCCTTCCTGGGCAGTTAGACCAGAGATTGTGATCGACATTGTGCAGATTTGTCCCTCTGGGTATATT